TCAGCGTCAAAAACGCATCCCTTGCCGCCTGCCACTCGATATACGCCTGGTCCACGTCAACCTTCTGCAGCGTCGTTCCCCCAGGACGGCTCCACAGCACAGCCGCCTTCTGCACATACAGCCGCGGCCAATGAATGCTGAGCATCCCGAGATACCCGCCAAGCTGCGTGCTCACGTCATACGGGCTGGCATCGGCCTTGCCCTGGGTCTTCAGGTCCACCAGCACCAGCTGCCTGTGGTCATCCTTCCGCCGCAGTAAGCAGTCAAACGATCCAGCAATCGAGCGTTCCACATCCGCCAAGCGGTACTCACACGCTACCGCCTCATAGTTCTCCCACACGGAATGCTCAATCAGTGGTTCCACCCATTCCGCATATTCCGCCGGGAAGTCCCCAGGGTCACCAGTCGTCAGAAACGTCTCCAACGCCAAATGCACTGCCTTCCCACGCGGCTCCCAGATGTGCTTCGTCTCCATAATCCGCTTCATCGCCCACGGATCCTTGGTCCCCTTGCACACCTTCGTGACTGAGTGGTTCAGCCATTGCCCCGTTGGTTCCCACTGATAACGGTGCGCTTCCTCGTTGAACGTGATTGGCAGGGGCTTGAGCCACCGCGAAGTCTCTGGGGTCTGTGATTTGGACTCGTTCTGCGGGTGCGGGCTCATCTCTGAGAAGGTTGCGGTAGGGGCGTGGTGTGAATCCTGGGATTCGCTTTGCGTCAAGTTCGCTTAGAACCCAACCCGGCGGTGGCTTGTCTAGATCTTGAAGAGTCCAGCGACCCTTTTCAATGCCTTGCCTAAGAACACGGCGAGCATCGTCAGGGTTGAACGTCAGCTTGAAACGTCCCATCAAAGCTCCCTCCACATGCGCTCGCGGTCGGCCTTGTCGCGTTCAGCAGGTGCCAGCGGGTGCAGCACATACCGCGCAGCAAGCGGGCTCTTCGGGTCGTCAGCGCCGACATTCGGGCAGAAGGTCATGAACACGCCCTGGTCGTCGTATTTGCCAATGGGGTGCCCGTAGCAGGCATCAGGCGGGGCGGTACGGGTCGTGGTGACGCTGAAGCTGACCTGACGGGTCTTGGAATCAGCCACCTGCCAGACGTACTTGCCTTTGGCGTCGGGGGAATAAAGCTTCATGATGATCAGTCGTTTTCAATCCAACAGCCAAGATCGGCGCTCCACACGCGCCCAGCAGCCTGCGTGACGTGCTGTTCCAGATAGACCTCGTACTTGCCGTCCCGAAGCCAGCGAAACAGGTCAGGAAGGCTCCCGACGAACTCCCCGGCGGTCTTCCTCCGCTTCTGCTCATCAATCGCCCTCTGAACGGCTTGCAGGAGGGTCTGAGGGCCTTCAAGGCCAACGATGGACTTCCACTCGTCAAACGCTTTGGGCTTCGTCTGAGATGAGACACGATCGGGAGCAGATTGATACAGCTTCCACAGTTCCTCAAACTCTTCGCTGTATGCGGCACGTTGCCGCTTTTTGCCGCGTTTTGCGGCAGGCTCGGGATTTTCGTTATTTTTTTTCTGACCGTTCTTATTATTAATACTTAAATACTCTTCTTTATTAATACTAGAAGAAGAATTAGAGGCTTCGCTCCCCTCCGGTCGCTCCGCCAGCGTAACGTCCCTGTCAACCCCTAGGGCGATTAGATGGAGGCAAAACCCAGACAGAGACATGTAACTGGGCTTGTGACGCATTACCACGGACCCCAAATCATCGGGAATCCTCAAGTCGGCGCGTAGCGGCATTTTGCGGAAATGTGCGGGAAAAATCGGAAATCCGCGGAAATTTGCGGAAATGTGCGGCAAGGCACGGCAGAAAGATTAGCCATCAAAAAATTGGCTGGCAACCATCGCAGCGCACGATTTTGGCAGTCTCATCCGATCTCTTTGAGCCTTAAGCGTCTCAACCGCGTCTCAAAAGAACGCACATCACCAATTTGGGTTTATCCTGTTCACATCGGTTTTTATTTCAACCTTGGCGCGTTCTACCGCCGCTGAAGTCAACTTCCGTGTTGACACCATTTACGGTCTTTTGACCGAAGGAAAATCACGCGGGCAAATTATTCAGTTCGTTGCAGAACAGTGGAATATTGATGCTCGGCAAGCTGATAACTACATCAAAAAGGCTCGCATTCGTCTTGAACAGGATGCTGATATGGCGCGCCCTGCTTGGCTCGCTGAAGCACTCGGCAGACTTCGTACCTACGAACAATCGGCTTATAAACGCGGGCAAACGCAAGTCGCCCTGAACGCTGTTCAACTTCAAGCCAAGCTCATCGGCTTTGATTTATGAGCCTGCTGGCTAATGCACCTGGCGGCAATCTCCTTGAACCGCCAACGGCTCAGCTCACTGGCCCGCCCGCTCAGGAAACCCTGGCCCGCATCCGGCAAACCCTTCTGCCGCATCAGATCGCCTTTTGCGATGACACCGAACACCGCAAGCTCGCCCTTGTTTGTGGGTTTGGTGCTGGTAAGACCCATGGCCTAGTTGCCAAGGCTGTTCACATGGCAGCCCTCAACATCGGCTATGTCAGCGCCCTGTTTGAGCCTGTCGCCCCGATGCTGCGCGACATCCTTCAGCGCACGATGGATGACCTTTTGGAGGAATGGGAGATCCCGTTTGATTTCCGCGTCAGCCCGTTGCCGGAATACACCCTGCATTTCGCGGAGGGCAGCCACACCATCCTTCTGCGGACCATGGAAACGTGGAACCGGATTCGTGGCCAGAACCTTTGTGCCATTGGCTTTGACGAAGCGGACACGGCGAATAAGCGCACGGCAGAGCAAGCCACACGCATGGCGCTTGCCCGTCTTCGTGATGGCAATGTCCAGCAGTTCTATGCCGCCACCACGCCCGAGGGCTACGGCTGGGCCTTTGACACCTTTGACCGCAATGCTGGGGAAGACACGGCGCTGATTCGTGCGCGCACCATGGACAACCCGCACCTTCCTGCTGGGTTTGTAGACAGCCTGATGGCGAATTATCCGCCGCAGTTGATCAAGTCATATCTACAAGGACTTTGGGTTAATTTGAATACGGGGCAGGTCTATGACCGCTTTGACCGTGCCAAGCATGTTGTGGCCAGCGTGGCTGACTTCAGTGGTGAGCCGTTGCGGGTAGGCGTTGACTTCAACGTTGGCAACATGTCGGCAGTCGTCACGGTGCGAAATGGCAACAAGCTGACGGTGGTGGACGAGATCAGCGGCGCGCACGACACGGACGCCCTGGCCCAGGAACTGAAACGGCGCTACCCGATGCACCATATATATGTGTACCCCGACGCCTCAGGCGGCAACCGCAGTACCAATGCCAGCCGCACCGACATTCAGATTCTGGAAAGCTACGGGTTCAGCAATCAGTCGGGCCGATCAAATCCTGCCGTTCGTGATCGCGTCAGTGCTGTTCAGGGTCTGCTGGAAAACGGCAAGGGCGAAGTCCGGCTCAGCGTGGCTGAGGGTTGTGCGCGGTTGATCGAGTGCTTGGAGCTGCAGAGCTGGACTGAGAAGGGCGAGCCTGACAAGGAAGGCGGGCACGATCACATGGTTGATGCGCTGGGGTATGTGGTGTGGCGTGAGTTCAACCCGCTGCATCAGGGCGCTGGCCGCGGCACGGGCATCAGGCTGTATTGACGATCTGCAAGCTGTCCACCGGGGCGCTTGCCAAGTGGTAGGGGTATACCCCATAATTAGGTCAACGGGGGCGACCCCATCCACGCACCAGACAAATGTTCGCTCGCAACCAAGTCCACACCCTCTACGCCCAGTCCGGCTTTGCCTGCGTTGAGTTCACCCTCTTCCCCAACATCGAAGAGGTCCAAGTCCAGACCTACGGCACCAAGTACTGCAAAAAGGACCAGCGCAGCTGGCTCGCTCCCAGCGCTCCCGCTCAGTACCTCACCAAAGAAGAAGCTCGCCGCACTTACTCCGATTTCTTGGCCCAGGGTTACGCCAAACGCGCCTGATCCACCCAGCCCCTTCGGGGGCTTTTTCTTGCCTTCGCCTCTATCGTGAACGCGCCGCACATATCCGATGGCAACCTACCTCTGGCACGAAATGGAAGCTGCTTACGACGCAGCCCAAGATCTTGACGCCAAAGACTTCAGTCAACCCGCCGCGGCCATCCTGGCTGTTATTCAACAGTGGCTCTACGAAGAGGGCTTTGACGAAGCCGCCGACTCACTAGACGACGAAATCTTTCACGCTGAAGAAAACGACTAATCTGCTGGGTCGGTTCTACCCGTAAGGCTGAACGCCGTGTGTGGCGGTATCGGAGGCCCAGCCAACATTCAGCATTAACCTAGAACCATAGAATTCGTGCATGGCTAGGCGCGCAAGATGACTTACACCGGTTTCAAGCGTTACGACCGGAGCATTCAGCGCCAAGCAACGCAGGTGCAGGATCCGTCTGGCGCTTGGGCCGCGATGGAAGCCCATTGGATCTTGATCGAAGATCTGATGGAAGGCACCTACGGTATGCGCCGCAAGCATCGCCGGTATCTGCCGCAAGAGCCACGCGAACTGGACGAAAGCTTTGATAACCGCTTAGCCCGTTCTGTTTGCCCGCCTTATTACCAACGTCTTGAACGGATGTTGGCTGGCATGTTGACGCGCAAGCCGGTCAAGCTGGATAACGTCCCAGACCAGATTCGTGAGCAGCTGTTTGACGTTGACCTGCAGGGTAATGATCTAAACATCTTCACCTATGAGCTGACGCGGAAGATTATCCGCTATGGCCACGTTGGCGTTTTGGTTGACTTCCCAACTGC